TCGTGGTAAGACTAAATCGTGGATAGATGTATATGTTCTTAATAAACTTGGTACTGTTGAAGATGGTAAACCCGTATATGAATCATATAGACAAGATGTACATATGGCTAAAGGTGAACTTGCACTTGCAGAACATCTTCCTGTTTATATGGGGATTGATTTTGGTCTTACACCTGCTTGTGTTTTTGCACAAAAGATAAGAACCAGATGGATAGTATTTGAAGAACTTGTAGCAGAAGATATGGGTATTGTTAAATTTTCTGATTTAATGAAACAATCTATGGCACGATATCATCCTAGAACTTTTTATATATTTGGAGATCCTGCAGGAGATCATAGAGTACAAACAGATGAAAGCACACCATTTCAAATACTAAGAGGTAAAGGTATTACTGCCCGACCTGCTCCAAGTAATGATGTTACATTGCGAATAGAGTCTGTAGCTACTTGTCTTAATAGAATGGTAGATGGTGAATCAGGTATTCTTATTGATAAAAGTTGTATTAATTTACTTAGAGGATTTGCAGGTGGATATCATTATAGACGACTTCAAGTATCTGGTGAACGCTATGATGATCGACCAAATAAAAATAGATTTTCGCATGTACACGACGCTTTACAATATTTATTACTTGGTGCAGGTGAAGGTAGGTCTTTGACAATCGGTACTAAATATAGTAAACCTATAATAGCTAAAAAAAATTTTAATGTTTTTGATGTAAAACCCAAGAGCATTTATGAAAGAAGGAGATAGCTTATGTGTGGTGGTGGCGGTGGCTCAAGACCTGCTCCTCCTCCTCCTCCTCCTCCAATCTCTGCATCCCAAAGGGCACAGAGAGCGGCAGATAGGAGGAAGCAGTTGAGAGAGAAGTCTGAGTTGAAAGAAGAAAGATATCAAGATACACTTGCAGAAGTTTCTGGTAGAAGAGGCAGAAGGTCGCTTATGTCAGGAAGAAGAAGTGGATCGGGTTATTTAGCAGTACAAGGCACAGTTAGTCGTGGCACTCTTGGAGTGTAAATGGTTGTAGATGTCATACCTCAAGCACCTGTTGATTTTTCGGAATCAAAGGTCAAACAACTTCTTGCTAAATATAGACGAGCACAAGCAATAAAAGATCAATGGATTCCTATCTTTGAAGATTGCTATGAATATGCTTTACCTCAAAGGGAATCATTCTATTCAGAAAGTATAGCAAAAAGAAGAAGTGAAAGAATCTTTGATGAAACTGCTGTTGTAGGAGTTCAAGAGTTTGCATCTCGTTTACAATCAGGCATTGTACCAAACTATGCAAGATGGGCAGAGTTTACAAGTGGTACTGAAATTCCAAAAGATGAACAAAAAGAAGTAAACGAAATGTTAGATACTGTTACTGAATATGTATTTGAAATTTTACAAAACTCAAATTTTTCACAAGAAGTTCACGAAACCTTTTTAGATTGCGCAGTAGGTACAGGATGTCTACTTGTTGAAGAGGGTGATGCTGTACACCCAATAAAATTTAAAGCAATCCCTTTACCTCATTTATTATTAGATGCAGGACACGACGAAAAGATAGATCATATATTTAGAGAAAGAAGAATTAAATTTAGACAAATATTAAATGCTTATCCTAATGCAAAATTACCTGCACGGATGATGGAAGAAATGGGCAAGAATCCAGATGCAGAATGTAAACTTATTGAAATAGTTTATCGTAATTATAACAATACAAAAGAAGAAGAATATCAATTCTGTGTTATTTCAGAAACATATGAAGCAGAATTATTTTCACAAACATTTAAAGGAATGGGATCAAATCCATATTTAATATATAGATGGAGTAAATGTGCAGGTGAAGTATATGGAAGAGGGCCACTACAACTTGCTCTACCTGCAATTAAAACTTCTAATCTTGTTATTGAATTGATATTAGAAAATGCACAAATGGCAATATCTGGTATGTATCAAGTAGAAGATGATGGTGTAATTAATGTTGATAATATTCAATTAATTCCCGGAACAATCATACCAAAAGCTGTTGGCAGTAGTGGACTTACACCTGTTCAACCTGCAGGAAACTTTCAGGTTTCAGATTTAGTATTACGAGATATGCGACAAAATATAAAGAAGGCACTATATAATGATATGTTAGGTACGCCAAACGAAAAGACACCTATGTCAGCAACAGAAGTAGCAGAACGAATGGCTGACCTTTCTCGTCAAATAGGTGCGGCATTCGGAAGATTACAAGCAGAACTTGTTAATCCTGTATTACAACGAGTAGTTTATATATTAAAGAAACAAGGGCGAATACAAATTCCAACTGTTAATGGTAGAGAAATAAAAATAAGATCCTCTTCGCCACTTGCACAAGCACAACAACAACAAGATGTTGCTACTTTAGATAGATTTATAGGAATGTTACAAGCCAGACTTGGCCCACAATTAACTAATATTCTTGTTAAGCAAAACGAAACGGCTAAGTTTTTAGCTAAAAAACTAGGTGTTCCAGAAGAGTTAATTCGTTCTGATAAAGAAATGGGACAAGCGGCGGGTCAAATAGGAGAAATGGTTCAAGGGTTACAGCAAACAGGTATGCAACCAAGGGATTCCATTAACGCTTTACAAAACATTACAAAGTAGTATAAATAGAGTATGAAAGCAAAACCTAATCGTATAGTAGGATTAGATAATTTTGAACGAAGTCCTGACGAAGAAACCCGTCTTAATTTTATCTTTGAAAGTGTATTTAAAACTGATGCAGGTGCAGAAGTATTAAAATATCTACGAATGATTACAATAGAAGCTGTTGCAGGTTCAGAAATAAGCGATCAGCAACTAAGACATATTGAAGGTCAACGCTATATAGTAGGTTTAATACAACGCCGACTAAATAAAGGAAGAAGTCAAAACATCATAAAGGAGAAACAAGATGTCAGATAATACAGAACAAGCAGAAGAAAATACTGCAGAAGTAACAGAATCTACTGAACAAACGGCTGAACAACAGCCACAAGAACCACAAAATTTATCTGAAAGACCAAATGATACTTTGGTTCAACCAACAGCAGATGACTTAATTCTTGGTAAATTTAAATCACAAGAAGATTTAGAACAAGGATATAAAGAATTAGAAAAATATGTTGGTGGTAACAAAGATGAACTTAGAGATCAAATTATAGATGAACTTTCACAAGAAGCTGATTCTGAAGTTCCAGAACATTATGAATTACCTGCATTACCAGAACATATAACAGAAGATGATGTTATGGAAAATCCTATGACAGAATGGTGGCGAGGTCATTGCGCAGAAAATGCATATGATCAAGAAATGTTTGAAAATGGTATTAATGCATATATTGATATGATGGGAGAGTACGCTCCTAATGCAGATGCAGAAATACAAAAATTAGGAGAAAATGCTCAGGCAAGAATACAAGCTGTAGATAGTTTTTCACAAGCATACTTTTCTCCAGATGAACACGAATACCTTAGTTCAACTATAGGTACAACTGCAGAAGGTATTGAAATACTAGAAAAAATTATGCAAATGAGAAATGAGAATATATCTTCTTATCAACAACAAGAACCTCTAAATAAACTTACTCTAGAAGATGTAAGAGGGATGATGAAAGACCCTCGCTACTTTGACCCAAAAGAAAGAGATGAATCTTTTGTAAGAAAAGTAGATGATGCATTTGCTAGACTCTATAGATGATATATCAAGACCTTGCTACGCCTGATGATGCTTTTGAATTAGCATTGCATATGAAGAGTAAAGATAGGTTTGAGATAGCATTATTTGGTCTTGATCCACTTATGGCACTATTATATCCATTTAGAGCAAACCGACCAAATACAATAACTTGGACAATTTTTGATGACAAGAAACCTATTGCAATGTGGGGGTGTGTTCCTATTAAAGGTCATAAAACAAAAGCTACTTGTTGGTTTCTTAGTGGTGAAGATGTAATGAAGAATATGCGATTCCTACGCCAGACAAAACGGGCATTTAATTGGACAATTTCTCATTACCAACACTTGCATAACTTCGTTACAGAAGAACAAACACAAACTATAAGATGGCTTAAATGGTTAGGATTTAAATTCCAAAATGAACCACTACTTGTCAAAAATGTAAAAGTAAGATATTTTTACTATGAGTCTTGCGAAAAGACTCAAGTGGAACCCATTGATGATTTATGTGGCCCTATATGGAAAACCCGAATGAATCAAACTATGGACAATTCTTGAACTGTAATATTAACTTTATTAGGAGATAGTTATGGCAACTTCCATTACTACTGCCTTTATTAAGCAGTTTGAATCAGAAGTCCATATGGCGTATCAGCGTATGGGTTCTAAACTGAGGAATACAGTAAGACAGCTTAATAATGTAAAAGGCAATCAAGCGAGATTCCAAAAGGTGGGCAAAGGTAGTGCAACTGAGAAATCAAGACACGCTAATGTTCCAACTATGGAAATAACTCACAATACAGTTGATGTAACTCTATCTGATTTCTATGCGGCGGATTATGTTGATAGATTAGATGAGTTGAAAACTAACATAGATGAAAGACAAGTTCTTTCACAATCGGCGGCTTCTGCTCTAGGTAGAAAAACAGATCAACTTATTGTTGATGTGTTAGATGCAGGGTCTAATAGTAACAATGTCGTACACGGCTCTGCAGGTCTTACACTTGCAAAGGCGTTAACAGTTTACGAAAATTTCGGCGAAGCTGATGTTCCTGATGATGGACAAAGATATTTTGTTGTATCTTCAGCAGGTTGGGCAGATTTATTACAAATTGACCAATTCTCAAGAGCAGAGTATATCGGTGAAAAAGAACTACCATATTCAGGTGGTATGACGGCTAAGAGATGGTTAGGGTTCTTATGGTTCTCTTTCTCTGGTCTGTCGCTTTCTAGTACAACTAGAGATTGCCACGCTTACCACAGGTCGTCTGTTGGTTTAGCTATGGGTTCTGATATCAGAACTGAAGTAAACTATATACCTGAAAAGGTCAGTAATCTAATCACTTCATATATGTCTATGGGTGCTGTGATGATTGACAATGATGGTGCGATAGAATGTCAAATAACAGAATAGGAGAAAACTAATGGCTTTTACTCAAGCAAACTTAAAAAAAGTTGCAGGTGGTGGAGATCAAAATGTTTATCTCTACAACTCTGCTGATGCTGTTGCTACCATTGCAGGATCAGGTTATTTCAATAGTGCTACCAATCAGCTTCATCAGAATGATGTAATCATTACTGT